CCGGTCATAAACGCAACTAAGAGCGTGACAATAGCCACGCCCATAGCCGCCCAGTCGTTTGCGTTCACTTAGCCTTAGCCCCGAACGAAACGTCTTTGGGATTCGAGTAACGCATTAGAACCGGCACAATCCCAGCAAATAAGCCCCACGCCAATTTTTTGGGATCTGTTTCGCCAGTCATGTAAACGGCTAGCATTCCCGCGATTGCTGAACGCCCATAACTAGCACCGATAGCCTTTAGTTCTTTCATTACTTTTCTCCTAACCCCAGAGCTTCGATTAGCTCTCGGACTTTTTTTGGACTTACGTTTATTTCGAAATGTTGCTCATCGGCTCTGTTCTTATAATCGCCACCCCAGAAAAGCCCATATTTTTTAGCGAGTGCTCGGATCATTGGAACTTTCTCCACCGGAAACGTTCCGATCTTTCCAAGCGGGTGTTTAGTTGCGTTAAGGTCGATTGCTGTTCCGCTTGAGTGATTGCTTAAACGATCGGTTGAGCCTCGAACCATGCGAAACGCGTAACCCCAATCGTCGAGCTGACCGCCATCGAGCGGCTCGATTAGCTCGTTAAACTCTTTACAGAATCCCACGATCAAAGGTGCGACAGCTTCGGCGCAGCGAATCTTTAAATGAGTCCCCGGTATTGCGTAGGACTTAATTCCGATTTCGGCTTGATCTTTTGAAGCTGTCCAGCCGTTATAACTTGTCAGTTTCATTTGAGCAATAAATCGACTTCATCGCTGGTCACGCCTAACTTTTCGAGAATTGCTAATCGAGCAGCTTCTCGATCAGCTTTAGACGCAGCTTCGGCTTCTTGCGCGATAGCATTTTCCGCCCATTGTTGAATCGTGTCCGCGTATTCCTTTTCATCTAATTCGGTGTAACCCGTTTCATCTGATCCGCTTCGAAGTGTTGGATACTCAGCTTTTAAAGCTGCTATTTTTTGCGCTTTAGTTGTCATTAGTTCGCCAATCCGTAAACTGTTGCTGTTCCTGTAATTGTTCCGGAAGTTCCTGAGAGAATAAATCCATTATAAGTTTGTAGGCTGTCCGCTTGATAACCAAATGTGGTCGAAGCACTTTTTAACGTTGAGAAACCGTTTCCATAGAAAAAACCTCTTTCGCTAGTATTTCCCACGCCTGAAAGGTTTACGGTTGTATAACCTTTATAAGTAGCCATACCGTTGATTTGTGGAGCTGAGCCATTATTTTGATTTACTCGATCAGTCGTACCTGTAAAAGTATCAAACGCGGTCGAACCGAAATAACCTGTCGTCATTGTTGAGCCGCCATAACGTAAACGAAAAACCATATAATCGTTCGTACTTATGCTAGACGCTATAATTACAATATAATTTTTATAGGCTGTCGTAAACACTCCATCGAAAGTCGTTCCCGTATCAGTTGCGACCGAAAAACTGGAAGTTTGGATTTTTGTAAATGATCCGCTGGAAGTTGTAATCCACTCGGGAGCGGTAGCCCCTGAGTTAACCGCTAAGACTTGACCAGCTGTGCCAATTCCTAGACGGGTTGGAACTGTTGCGTTCCGGTAAATAATGTCGCCCGCTGTTGTAACGGTTGATTTAGCGATCGCCGCATTAGCTAAGTCATAAGCTGATTTTGTAGCTGTTGGAGTCGAAGCTAAAACGCTGGAAGTTGTCGAAGTCGAATCCGATAATTGGACAATTCCAGCGACCGAAGTAGTCGCAGCTGTTGACGCTTTATCGTAAGCCGCTTTAACCGCCGTCGGTGTAGCTGCTAGAACGCTTGAAGTCGTTGATGTTGAGTCGCTTAGCTGTACGACGCCCGCCGCAGCTGTCGAAGCCGCACTAACGCCAATAGTTACAGCGCCCGAAGTACCGCCACCGGTAATCGGTGCGGTTACGTTGACGGCTGTAATATCGCCGACGTCGTTAGTAATCCATGTAAAGTCCATATCGGCATTTGTAGCCTTAGACAGGATTTGACCAGTTGTACCGCCTTTAAGGTCAGCCATCGACGTATCGACCGCCTGACCAAAAACCTCAAAATCAGCTGGTAAGTCGGTAACTAAGTCGGTCGGCGTTGGCATTTGCCAGCCGAAGTTACTCGTTGGGTTTGTCATGTTTTCTCCTTATGCCACGACTAACGCGGTTTCCCACGTTAGCGATCCGGTTATAGTATTCCACGATTCCGCGATAGGAACTTGCTCCCACTTCATAGCTTGAAGCGAATAACTTATCGGCGAAAGATTTAAAGATAAAGCGATTTCATTATACGCAGCCTTAAAAGACCAGCCCTCGACGAATCCTAAAAATGTACCCGCTGCCATGTTTGGCGGTAAGTCGCTAATCCGCAGCGGTAAGCCCATAAATACCTTTATCAGCGAATCTCGATCGGCGTCGTCTAACTCTGGGTTTGTGAGCTGGTAACTGATCGACGTAAAATTCGCTTGAGGCGTAGCTCTTAGGGTCAAATAAAAATCGGCTTGATCTTGTGCGTCCACGGCTTTGTCGATTGTCGTATTTATGACCTGAGCTAAACGCCCGTAAATCTCGACTGAGTTAATATCCTCGGCGCTAACTTCACTAGAGCCGTTAGCCTTATATTTTAGGGTTATGTCATTACGAACGTCGCCCGCTCGAGTTTCAATCTTGAGCCCGTTAAATAGCGCGTGATTGGCTGTTACGTCTGTGTAGCCATTAGTAGCCAAATAAATGGATCTATGTAAAGAATCGGCGTAGCTGATAAGTCCGCTGCCGTCCTCATAGATATAACCTAGACCAGACGTGGCGAGCCCTGAAACCAGCGAATAAATATCGGTGCGATCCGCTGAACGAGCTGACAGCTCATAATTGCCCGGACGATCGATCTGACCTAATCCCACGTTAGCAGCTGTCGCCCACGTTTCGGTCGGATTGTAGTCCTGCCATTGTTCGGCAGCTGGAACTTCGCCCCAGTTATTTAAGAGTAAATCTTGTAAAACTTCCCATATTTGATCGCCGTCGAAATCCTTTGACAATATGCCATCGGTAAGCGCTTTAGGTAAACGGCTTAAAGCTCCGAGTGCCGTTATCTTTAAGACTTGATTTATTCCGACCGCGCCAGCTGTAACAATCTCAATCCCAAAATCAACGACTGTTCCGCCAAAAATAGGAACGAATGTGTTAGTCGAATCTTTGAGCTCGATCGAAACCGAGTCGTTTATGTTTATGTTTACGATCGCCTGAGTTAGGTTTAGCAGTTCTAAATTACAGTAGCCCGCTTGGGCTTGCTGATAGATATTAGTTCGACCGCTAGTAATGCTTAGATTTGCCAGCGTGTAAGTCGTGTATTCGACGCCTTGAATCTTTACGCGCCAAACTGGGTTAAATACTGTCATTAGAACGCCAGCGCATTAGCGCCATTTGTGCCGCGGTAAAAACTATTATTTAAAACGTCAACGATTCGGCGAGCTGTGCCTTCCTGGTCGATTGCGCCGCTAACGTTAATATAGATATTTCCGCCACCGTTGCCTAGCTTGTTATTTGGAATTACCCGTCCGTTACCAGATGGGACGAATAATTCCGGACCTCGTTCGCCCACGATGTAAGGACTATTAGCGTTAGCCAAACCGCCAGTTGCGAGCATTGGGATCTCTTGTAAATCTTTAGATCCGGGCTTTAAATTGTTAACGATGTTATAGCCCTTGATAAGTAAATTAACGACTTTGATCGCAGCGTTAATGCCAGCGACGACGCCCTGAATTGCTTTACTTACGCCGTTAATGATAAGCGCAACGCCTGACCATGCGGTTTTAAAGGCTCCACCTAAAAACGCCGCAAATGGTCTAGCGATCAGTAAGAACGCGGTAACGCCGACTCCGAGTAGCTTGAAAAATCCTGTGTTGTCCTCGATCAAATCGCCGACGGCTTTAAAGACTGTTTTAACGCCTTCCAATACTGGACTTAAACCAGCCTTAAAGATCGGGACGAAGTATTTGTTTAGGTAATCCCATAAAGCCGTTACGCCCGGCAAAAACGTATCTTTAAAAAATGTACCTAGTGATTCGAAAACTGGCTGTAAGTCCTCGCCTATATCTGTGGCAAGTGTGCTCAAAGTTGGAATTACTTTATCGACGAATAACGTGACCATCGGTGTTATGGCGTCTAATACGAACGCGCCGACTGTTTCTTTACCCTCGTCAAATGCGATTTTTAAACGGTCAATCTTTCCCGCAAAAGTATCAGCCGCAGCGTTAGCGGATCCTTCATAAGTTGCTGTTACAGCGGCAATCGCTTCATCGAAACTCATTGTCTTAAGTTCGGCAGCTGTTAAACCGATGTCTAATTTAGCTAGTGCGGCGGTGTTACCGTCGAAAGCCTTAGCAATTAAGTTCGACGTAGTTTCCAGCGACTTTCCAGATCCTACGGAAGCGTCGAGCGCAACGCCTTGTAACTTCATGGCAGCTTCGACGTCGCCCGTACTCTTAACTAAACGCGCAAAAGATGGGCGTAATTCGTCGTCTGAAACGCCGACGGCAAGCGCTGTCTGTGTTATGTATGACTCGACCGACGCAATAGTTGCGTCCGTTGCGCTGGTAACGTTTTTAATTGCTGTCGCAAGTTTGACCTGAGCGGCTTCGTCCTCGACCGCAGCTTTGACGCCATCGACTAGCAACGCCCCAGCATAGGCAAGCGCCGCCGCCCCAGCTACGGCGAACGCAGCTCCGGCAGCTTTACCAAAACCGCTTAACTTACCGCCAAAAGTTTCTGTATCTGTTCCCGCGTCTGTTAAACCTTTTTTAAGATTATCGACGTCCGCGAGAATCGAGAGCTTGAGCGTTCTTGATCCGTCAGCCATTAGTCGAACCTCTTAACTATTGTAGTGAAAGCCTTTTCCCACTCAGCGATTAGATAGCTTTGCTCAGCTCTTAAAGTTGGGTAAATAAAATATCCGGTCGAACCTCGACCAGTAGTACCCGACCAAATTGGGAACTGTTTAAATTTATTTGATCCAAATTCTGAGCCGCCCCATAGATCGCGAGTAGTCGCGCCGCCGCTAAACTTTTGGCTAACGTAACCGAAAGCAAGCTCGCCGATCTTAGACGACTTACTTACTTTAGAGCCCTCAGCGATTCGACTAGCTACTGGCGACGAACTAAGCGATCCAGCCGCCGAAATAATTTTGCCTTGTAAATAGCCAGCGAGCGCACTCGATTGTTCTTTTGCTTGAGCAACGGCTTCATCGTCCATCGCCTTAAAAGCTCCGGTAATGGCGCGAAGTTCGGCTTTGTCGTACTGGACGACTTCCTTACTTTCCGCCATTTCGTTTCTCCAATATCTCGAGCGCTGTCAATATGTCCGCCGCGTCAACCCACTCACTCATCGGAATTCCTGTCGCAATCGACAGCTCAACGATTAAGTAGCTTAGGCTTCCTCGGCTATAACTTTTGGGGCTTCGGTTTCTCCGACCGTAATATCGACCACCGTTTCGCACCAAATTTCATAAGGCTTAACGGGCTTACCCGCTGCCTCACGTCTTAAAGCGTTCCACGCTAGGAACATTAGATCGGAAATTCCGATTTTTTCCTGAGCCTGTTGAATTGTATAACCTGTCTTTTGCTCCCACTTAGCGAACTCTGGCGGTTGCGCTGTCGTGGTTGCTGTCTTGCCGTCATTTGTTTCGATATGGATTTGTAATTTCATGCTCCCGATTTCTTTTCTTTAGAGTGTTGGTGTGGTTACGCAAGTAAAGCTGAGCGATACAGTCTGAGCGTCTGGAGCTGTGCCGCCAGCGCTTGGGAAAATTGGCTGTACGTCAAAGTTAAAGACTGATCCGCTCGCAGCTGTGAAAACGACTGAAAGTGGAGTGTTTGGAGCTGTGTCCGCTGCTGTCCA